CGAGAGTACCCAAATAAAAAATCTCCGGTTATCGTTGATATTAATCTCAAAGGAAAGACGGCTGAAAAACAAGCTCAATTTCGTCTCGGACACTATATCAAGGAAGGATACCAAGTGAACTTTATACCTGTTTGAAAAATTGTTCTTGACTTTTTTTGCTCAATACGGTATAATATCTTTTTTGGGAGTAATTATAAATGATTTTTTTCGATTGGCCTACAGTATTTATTCAGTCCGAAGGTCTGCCCAATAAAATACTCGATATCGTCGCGTATCTTACTTTTAAGCCAATTCCAAAGAATAATTATGATGCTCACGTTAAAAAAATGGCAGCAGTAAATTGGATGGGCCATTCTTATCTTCTTAACCCGAAAAAGGTTATTACGGCAAGAGAAACTCTTCCAGCCGAGAAACTTGCAGAATATGTGGCGCTAGCAAGTTTTCGTAACTATAATCAATACAAAGTCACAAAACAAGCTACTCTGTCGGTATATGAATGTCCTATATCGCTGGAGTCTTTACAAAGCAATAAACTACTTTCCATACAGAATGAACAAATATATTTCTGTTGGGAAGAAGTTCTTCACTAAGGAAAAAACAATGGGAATTAAATTTACGACTTCTTCCGGTTCTGCCAAGAAAAACAATCTTGACCAGTATGCTTACAAAAATGGCGATAATTGTGTTCGTCTTATCGGTGACCTTCTTCCTCGGTATATTTACTGGGTAAAAGGTGACAAGGACAAAAACATTCCGATGGAGTGTCTGTCTTTTGACCGAGCCTCTGAGCGGTTTACAAACTCAGAAAAAGATTGGGTAAAGGAATACTATCCTGACCTCAAGTGTTCTTGGGCATATTCGATTCAGTGTATTGACCCTGCTGACGGCAAAGTAAAAATCTTCAATCTGAAGAAGAAACTGATGGACCAGATTCGCGTAGCCGCTGAAGACCTTGGCGACCCTACCGATCCGGAAGCTGGCTGGGAAGTACACTTTAAGCGTGTAAAGAACGGCCCGAACGTGTATAACGTAGAGTACACTCTGCAAACTCTGAAGTGCCAGAAGAGCATTCGCCCTCTGACTGCCGATGAGCGTGCCGCTGTTGAAGCATCTGCGTCGATTGACGAGCTTCTTCCGCGTCCTACTGCCGACCAGCAAAAAGAGTACCTTGAGCGTATGATGACTGGTGCAACCGAGTCGAATACGGATGAGTCTATTAGCGACGAATTCGATGTAGAATGAGAATACTATTTTCAGCAGATTGGCATATCAAGCTAGGACAGAAGAACGTGCCCACTAGCTGGGCTCGTTCGAGGTACCACTCCTTCTTCGATAAGCTAAAAGAGCTGGAAGAGACTGTAGATTTACATATAATTGGTGGAGATATTTTTGATAGGGTTCCAACTCTTGATGAGTTGGAGCTCTATTTTTCGTTTATAAAAAGTACAAAAATAGAGACAATTATATACGATGGCAATCACGAAGCAACAAAAAAGAATAGTAGTTTTTTAACTGTTCTTGCTAATGTAACTTCGAATCTCAATGAAAAAGTAACTGTAATTACTTCTAGTTACGAGGATTCTCGGGGCTTCTCGATTCTTCCATACTGCGAACTTCATAAGAAAGATTCCATTGAAAAGCTAAACTCATCTCTTCCGTTATTTACTCATGTAAGAGGAGAAATACCGCCACACGTTACTCCAGAAGTTGACCTTGAAAGGTTTAGCAGTTTTCCAATTGTTTTTGCTGGCGATTTGCACGCCCACTCAAACTCTCAGAGAAATATTGTTTATCCAGGCAGTCCAATGACTACATCTTTTCATAGGTCAAAAGTAAACACTGGACTCGTACTAATTGATAACTGGAACTGGAGTTGGATTGACCTCGATCTTCCACAGCTCATTCGTAAGACAGTTACAGACACAAATGAGATGATTCCAGGTATTAAAGACCATATCATTTATGAACTAGAAGGTGATATGCGCGATCTTGCAAAGGTTGCAAATACAGAGCTTCTCGACAAAAAAGTAGTGAAACGAAACATTGAAACTTCTCTCGTACTCGACAAGAGTATGACTCTCGCAGAAGAGCTTGTTGAGTATTTAACCTACATTTTAGAAATTTCGGACGATAAAATACCTAGTATTGTAGGGCTGTTTAATGATTACACTAAAAACATTGAAATGGGATAATTGCTTTTCTTATGGGGAAGGTAATATTCTAGACCTTTCTGAGAATAAGATAACTCAGATTTTAGGCACAAATGGAGTTGGAAAATCGTCTATTCCGTTAATTCTTGAGGAAGTTTTGTTTAACAAAAACTCAAAAGGAATTAAAAAAGCAGATATTCAAAATAGGTTAATCGAAAAAGGATACAATATCGACTTGTCATTTTCAAAAGATAATGACCAGTATGAAATCAACCTTATTAGGCGCGGGGCTACTATCAAAGTCAAACTGTTTAAAAACGGAGACGACATTAGTAGCCATACTGCAACAAATACCTATAAGACTATTGAAGATATACTTGGTATTGACTTTAGAACTTTTTCTCAAGTCGTATACCAAAATACCAACTCCAGCCTTAATTTTCTTACAGCTACTGATGCAAATAGAAAGAAATTTCTAATTGACCTTCTTGGCCTTGAGCAATATGTTGAGCTGTTTGAGATATTTAAAAATGCCTCAAAAGATGTTGAACAAGAGTTCTCAAAGCTTGAAGGTAAGATTGTAACCATTGAAAGATGGCTAGAGTCTAACAAGTTGTTTGATACAACTCCGAAAGAAATTCAACCGCTTCCTACTATTTCAACCAACGATCAGGAGGAGATGAACCGTCTTGCTATTGAATTAAATAATATTTCTAGTACAAATAAAGAAATTTCCAAAAATAATCAATTAAAAGACCTTCTAAGGCAAATTCCTATAAACTCTATAAGAGAAATGCCCGAAGATCAAATAGAGTCCTATGACGTATATCAAGCACAACTAGGCGAAATTAAAAGCGTAGTTGGGTCTGCCAAAAAACTCATAGGCAAGATGGAGGACTTAGGAAATGTATGCCCCACTTGTGAACAATCAGTACCAGAGCAATTCAAGCTCGACCACATACACAAAGAAAAAGAAAAGATTACTGAGCAAGAAGGAAAATACAAAGATATACAGGCGAGAATTAAGGAAATTCAAGAAAAAAATGAGAGGGCTATTTTAAAAAGTAAAAAATTAAAAGAGTGGGAAGATATATATAGGTCAATCAAACAAGATATGCCCACTAAACTCATTGATGAAGATGAGTTAAAGGAAAAACTAAGTGCTCTCAGAACACGTATTAAAGATACAGAGAGTCTGATTGCAAAAATTAGTAGAGAGAATAATGACCGCGCTAGCCATAATGCTAAGATTAGTGTAATTCAAGAGCAAACTGAAAACTTTAAAAATCAGTTAGCAACTCTTCAAGTTGACTACGAAACTTGTAATTCAAAGAGAGCAAATCTTGAAGTCCTTAAAAAAGCATTTAGCACAAATGGTCTTGTAGCTTACAAGATAGAAAATCTGGTAAAAGAACTAGAGGAGCTTACTAGCAACTATCTGTCAGAATTGTCGGATGGAAGATTTACATTGAATTTCACCGTTAGTAACGATAAGTTGAATGTGGAAATTACAGATAATGGTAACGTAATAGATATTCTAGCTCTTTCTTCTGGAGAACTAGCTAGAGTAAATATTGCAACACTGTTAGGTATTCGAAAACTAATGAGCAGTCTATCTTCTAGTAAAATCAACGTATTATTTCTTGACGAAGTAATGAACGTTCTCGATGAGCTGGGAAGAGAGAAGTTAGTGGATGTTCTACTTAACGAAGAACTGAATACTTATATTGTAAGTCACCAATGGTCTCATCCTCTTTTAAATAAAATTGAGGTTCAAAAAACCCGAGGCATTAGTGGAATAATTGTATAATGGTAGATTCAAGAATGAAAGGACAGCGAGGAGAGTATCTAGTAAGGGACTTGTTAAGAGATGCGACAGGACTTACTTTTGAGAGAGTGCCCAGTTCGGGCGCTCTTTCTTATCTAAAAGGAGACTTATACATACCAGATGCAAAAAATGTTTATTGTATTGAAGTAAAAAATTATGATAGTAGCCCACTTAGTGATAAGATATTCACAAACAAAACGAATTATTTATCAAATTGGTGGGAGAAGATAGTCCAACAAGCGGGACTTAAACTGCAAAAACCTCTTCTATTTTTCAAATATACTAGGTCTAAAATTTATGTAGTTACTTCAGAAAAGCCAGAAAACACAAAACATATGTATATCTCTTGGCTAGGCTGTTATGTAATGCTTGCAGAAGAATGGCTAAAACAGGAAACGTTGGAGTTTGTTCGTGATTAAATTTAAAGAAACAATAATGGATAAGAATAATAATGTTCTTATCGTTGACGCGATGAACTTAGCGTTTCGGTGGAAGCACCAAGGCAAGACCGACTTTGAGGACGAATATATTCGCACAGTTCAAAGTCTGGCACAATCCTATAAATGCAGTAATATCATTATCGCGGCAGACCAGGGAAATAGTCACTATCGTAAATCTATATGCCCAGAATATAAAGAAAATAGAAAAGAAAGGTATGAAAACCAAAGCGACGAAGAGAAAGAAGCAATGGAGGAGTTTTTCCAA